GTATTAGAATATATCAAAGAGGGGAAGATATTAAGATGCTAAAACAATTTCCAAACTATTTTCCAAAAGGCTGTCCACCTAAAGAAGCTATAGAAAAAGAAATTTCAGCATATAGGTTAACAAAGAATAACCCTGCATTAGTGGATGACTTTAAGCCCCATGCGATATTAAATCCGAAGAAAAAATATAATGATATTAAGGCATACGGATTATCAGTTTTTACTGATTATAATGAAATAAGTACAGTAATGAAACTAAATCCGAAAATGAGGAAATTTAAATTTATTACCATAGGAACGATATTTAAAGGTAGTGGTGTCATATTGGAAACGCCTAACGAGAACCATAAATCTCACGTTACTTGGTGGTTATATAATGGTATAAAGCCACATACCTTTTTTAGAACATGTTAGGAGGTGAAATAAGTGAGTGACTATTTTATGCATGTTAATTTGCTAGGTAAGCTATGGATAAAGGATATATTTGTATATTACGACGAACCATTAATGTTTAGTTGTGAGAACCAATTTAGGCAGCTTTTTCTAGCAAACTGTGTAGAAGAAGATGAAGTTAAAAAAACATGGATTATTGTGCCGATAAGTAATAGCAGGCTATTATATGCTAGGCGAGGCAGTATATCAGTACATAAGTTGTTCTCGGAGCCAGAGGGGGAATTCTTATGGAGAGTAGAAGAGTATGTGGATGAAAAAATATCATATGCATTTCAAATTTTACCCAATGAATTATGTAATGAGGAATTACCAACAGAAGATGCGTATTTTGAACCTATAAAAGACGACTTTTTGTCTGAGCAAGATAGAGAGATAGTCTTAACCTCGGTGAATGAGAAAAGAACTATAATAGATTTATCTTTAGAACCAGATAATGGTCATACTCACGAAATTCCACCTGATGTTTTAGGGAAAACTTTGTGTGAATTCCAAGACTTAGTTTATTGTATTGCTCATAGGACAGGAGGAGTAGGAAGCCCAACACCAAGAAGAGTAATAGAAGATAATCAATTGAATGTTACAGGTATGTATGCCGCATCTTTTGGAATAAGATTAAAATCTAGGGATTTAGCTAATATATTTGGAGAGACACTAGTGCAGCATACTCTAAATACTTTAGGAGCACTACTAAGAAGCGCTAGCAACAATGATGAAATAAAAAATGTGCTTAGTGTTTTAAGTCCAAAGGTTGGTTTGCGATACAGAAAATTGTTACTGACGCTTACAAAGAATAATTTAGGTGTTAAGACATATATAGCAAGTCCAAACAAAGATTTTAAAGAGATTTTCTTGTCATCAAGTGAGCTTCATAATAGTTTGGAAGCTTTAGAATCGGAGATTAACAATAGCTCTAGAATTATTAAGTATGAAGGAGTCTTGGTAGGTGCTGATGTGAGCAATAAATCATTTGCATTTATTCCCTTTGAGGAAAAGAAAATTAATGGTAGAATTGCAGATGATATCAATATTGAAAAGTTTATTGTACCAGTAGACGTAAAAGTAAAAATTAAGGAAACCATAGAGATTAATGCAATGACTAAGAAGGAAGATATATCGTATTTACTTTTAGAAGTAATTGATGTTTAATGAGAGGAGGTATCAATGACCAAAGAACAAAAAAATGAACATCAACGGCAAAACCAATTATTAAAACAATATTTAGATAAATATTTCTCCTCAGCTAAGATAAAAGAACTGGTTGAGGAGTTTTCATTTTCAGAGCTACGCAAGCTCCTAGGTGAGATAGATATAGAATTCTTTGCTCTATGCTATTTCCCTAAATACTTTGATAGGCAATTCGGAAAATTCCACAGGGAGCTTTTTACTGAACTAAAGTATATGTTAAGCAATAAAGGATTGATTGAAGCTTTTGGACTTCCGAGAGAACACGGCAAAAGCACAATCAGTTCTTTTTTATTTCCACTTTACGCCACTTTATATGGTAAATCTCAATTCACATTAATAGTATCGGCAACAGAACAAATTGCTGTACCGTTTCTTGATATGATTAAATCAGAATTAGAAGAGAATGAACTTCTTAAAGAGGATTTTGTTATTTACAAAGGTGCTAGATGGAACAATAATGAAGTATGGATTAAAGGAAATAATAACTTGGATGCTTGTATAATGATACGTGGTGTGGATGGATCATTGAGAGGAGTTCACTATCTTCAACATCGTCCACAGCTGATACTTTTAGATGATCTGCTTAAAGAAGATACAGCAAGAAGTGAGACTAAACGTGAACAGGTTAAAAGTACATTTGCAGATGTTATAATTCCGATTGGTACAAGAGATACAAACATATTAATTGTCGGGACAGTTATGCACGAAGAAGATATTATGGCGGACTTATTAAAAGGAAAAATTCCAGGGGTTCGGAGCATAAAAAAAGCTGCAATAATAGGATGGTCACCAAGAGATGACTTATGGAGCAAATGGGAACAATTATATAATCATTTGCAAGATGAAGATAGGATACAAACAGCCCTATCTTTTTTTAATGCCCATAAAGAGGATATGCTTGACGGTACTGAAATATTGTGGGATGAATATTTAGATTACTATTATCTCATGTGTAAAAAGCAATCTATGGGTGACCGTTCATTTTATAAAGAGATGCAAAACGATCCACGCTCAAGTGATGAATACATATTCCAATGCATAAGTTTTTGGGATAGGCTTCCTTTATTTGAAGAAATGGAGATAATAATGGCAGTTGATCCTGCAATAAAGGCAAATAAGAAATCTGACTTCTCAGCAATCACTATATTAGGACAGCATACAAAAACAAAACAGATGTATGTTATAGATGGCTCTATTCATAAAGTTTTACCTGATGATTTATTTGCGATAGCGATAGAGAAATTAAAGATATTTCCAATTGATAGAATTATATTTGAAACCGTACAAGCACAGGATTATATTAAGACCAAGTTTGAAGATGAACTATGGAATCATAAAATTTATATACCTATTGAGGGAGTAGTGCCAAAGGGTAACAAGCATGAGAGGATTATATCTCTTGAACCCGATATCAAGAAGAAACACATTTTATTTAATCCTGATAATCGGGGATATAACAATCAAGTTAAGGATTATAATAAGGCAGCAAAGAATGACGATGCACCTGATAGCTTGTATATGGCTGTGCAGGGAGTGCAGGGAATGAAAAAGATTAAGCTATATGATAAGAATTTATTGTTTTAGGCTTCTTTTATAGCTTTCATAGGGCAAAACATAATACACTTTTTACATTTGATACATTTATTCTCGTTAATTATCGGCAAATTAAAACCATCTTGTTTTATAGCATTAACAGGGCAAACTTTAATAGCTGGGCAAAGATGGTTCTGAGGACATAAGTTTTTATCAACAACAATTCTCATTTGTATCACACTCCATAAGTTTATTATGTATATATACCCATAATAAAAAAAGTAAATCAGAAAAAGAAGGGAAGTGATGTTTTTTGGATGTAACAGAAAATTTAATAAATCAATGTCTTGCGGAACTTCGCTCAAATCGGGCGAAGTTTTCTATATATAAAAGGTATTTTAATGGGGAACATGATATTATTGAAAACTATGCAATGCAAGATGCAAGAAGTAACATGAAGGTAGTGTGTAACTTCCCTAAACGCTTCATAGAGGAAGAGATCAGCTACACATTGGCAAACCCAGTAAATTATATATCGGTAGAGGATGATTACGAACTTATAAATATAATTGATCTTAATTTTAGTTGTTGGGAAAAGGTTCATGATATGGAAATTCTCAAACAGGCATTAATATACGGTCATGCTTTCGAACTAAATTATACAAATTTAGATGGAGAATTTAAAGCTGGGGTATATACGCCTATGGATATGGTTGTAATTGAGGATGATACTGCTGAAAGGAAAGTAATACTGGCAGTGCATTTATTTACAAAGAACCGTTTCGACAGCACAGAATATGTCGATGTCTATTTTGACGATAAAATTGTCCATTATAAAATTGATGATGGGCTAAAAAAAATAGAAGAAGATACTCATATATTTAGTGGTGTTCCGATTACAGTATGTAGAGCAAATATGGAATTACATTCTTTGATTGATGATATAAAGAGCTTGAATGACGGATATAACAGTGTTCTCTCAGATGCGATAAATGAATGCAGTGATCTGCGCAATTGTTTCATGGTCATAACTGGGGCGGAGCTTGAGAAAGATGATGTAGGAAAGCTGAAACAAGAAGGAATAATCCAAGTTCCCAAAGATGCATCTGTTCAGTTCTTACTAAAGAATTTGTCAGATAATTATATTCAGAATTTATTAAAGACAATAGAAAAGAAGATCTTTCAGATGGCTGCACATCTGGATCATAACGAGGCTATGCAGCCGAACACATCAAGTTTGAGTCTTAGAAGTCGTTTGATAAATTTGGAGAATAAATGTAGCCTATTACAGGCAATGATTGAATTAGTTATAAAACAAAGATTAAAAAGGTTCTTTCAATACTTAAAAATAAAAACTGGTGAGGAGTATGATTACCGCACAATCCGTCTAAAATTCACCAGCAATGTACCAACCGATCTTCAGTCAATTTCACAGGTAATAACACAATTGCAAAATACAATTTCACAGGAGAGCGCCTTGTCACTTTTGCCTTTTGTGGAAAGCCCGAAGTTGGAGCTTGAAAAATTCCGTAAAGAAAAAGAAAACTCAACGATTGATTTGGATCAGGTGGATGATTATGAACAGTGATTTGCAAAAAGAAATTCTTAATGTTCGAAATTCGATGGAGAAGTTAGCTGATAAGAATATGAAACCAATCCTGCAAGCATATAAACGATCATTAAACAGAGTCAGAGAAGATATTGCTAAAATATATATTGAGTATGCGGTTGATGGTCAATTGCAAATTAGTAAGCAACAGCGGTATGCAGTATTAAAGCAATTGGAGAAGAAATTATTACAACAAGCAAAAGAACTGGGTCATATAGATTTAGGACATACAACAAAGATTCTTGAGGAGGTTTATCGGGAATCTTTTTATAGGACTGCGTTTACTATTCAATCTGGAATGGATGCTATTATTGATTTTTCTATACTTAAACCTGAGTTTGTAAAGGTAGCAGTAGAAATACCAATTAAGGGTGAGATGTTTTCATCAAGGATTTGGACAAATAAAGAGAAATTGGTTAACTCATTGAGAGAACAAATTGAAAGAGGAATGATCCAAGGTGATAGTATTGATAAAATGGCACGCAGAATTAAAGATGAGTTTGGAGCAACGAGCTATCAAAGCAAACGGCTAATTAATTCTGAAATGGCACGCTGTATGACGAGGGCACAGGATGAAGCATATCGGGAGAGCGGTTTGGTTGAACAGGTAATGTTTAATGCGACTTTGGATGAAAAAACATCTGATGTCTGCCAGTCATATGATGGGATGATATTTTCTTTAGATGATTATCCTAAAATTCCTGAAGATACGCATCCGAACTGTCGCTCATGCATTATCCCAGTAATAGAAAATTGGAGTCCGACAGTAAAAAGAGAAAATATTAAAGGCGAAGATGGAGTAAAACCAATTATAGAATATACAGATTATAAAACATGGAGGAAAAATCGGGAGGGGTAAATGAAAAATATTAATAGAATAAAAAGGCTTATTAAAAACGAGTGTGCTTGTTATTTTCCACATCAAGGCTCTATTAATCATTATTGTTGCAAGGCTGATGGCACATGTTTATTCTTTAAGGGAGATGACAAAACGAGATGTAGCTACTTTGAAACAGGAGTTCTACCGATTGATGAAAAATTAGAGCATGAATACAGGAAAGAACATGAACTAAGTTTAAGGGGGATTACAGCAAAGACTAAGATAAAATGCCAAAGGTGTGGTGAATATATTACAGCTAATTCTAATAGGCAGCAATATTGTGATAAGTGCAGAAAAATTAACAATAGAGAAAAAGCAAAACATAGGATGTCAAGAATGAGAGCAAAGGGGTATGATGTTACGATTTAGGGGTAGTCTAAAGTCGCTTGTATCAAGAGGTGGATAATTCAAAAGTGAGGTTTTGGTATCTGTATACCTTTTCTTTACTTTTTTATATTTTTAAATGACAACATAGGGATATTATGGTATGATGATTGTGATGGTGTTGGACATTTGTAGGATGTTGTGATGTAAGGAAAGGAGAAAAATAATGAGAAAATCAATATTAAGAAAGATTGTTTCTTATATAGTTGTATTGTCCTTTGTTATAGCTATAGGTTCAATAATAGCATATAATCATGTTTTTCCGAAGGCTGAATCAATACAATTCCCCAATATAGAAAAAATTTCTACAATAGAAATATCAAAAAACAGTCTAGATATAAAATATACTGATAACGAAACAATTGTTACAATTGCAAGCTTTTTTAAAAATGCTAAACCAACAAGAAAGGTATCTGTGAACGAGAGTCCTTACGTTAAAGAATACTATATTGTTAATATCATTACAGAAGATAGCAGTAGGTTTTACTCATCGTATATTTATCAAGAAAATTCAAAATGGTACATAGAACAACCATATTGGGGCATCTATGAAATAGACGTGGATATAATTTCTTTTATACAGGACGGATGAACATATTCTTTAGAACGTAAATTTATATTAGCTATATTTATTTGTAAATTAGTAAAATTTCATAATGGGTGGTGAGTATTTGAAAAAGAAAACTATTCTCTTAATTATTTCAATATGTTTATTATTCATTGTCATCATTAGCTTCATTGTCTATTTGGATGCTACTGATCCTTGGAGTAAAATGTATAAAGACAGAACAGAATACCCCTTAAAATTAGTAGATGTGAATGATAGTTCAAACTATATGCTTGTTAAATGGCAACATAGTCCCATTGAAAAATATGAAGTTATTACAGATACGCAGGCAATTAAGGCGAATACATCGACTTTCAGTGTTAACAATAAAGGTGATATATATGGAACCACGCCTGACGGGATGATTTGGCTATTTAAGGATGGCAAACAAATTGATACAGTACCATTTGACAATACTCTTACAAAAAACATTGCATATGGAACAATTCAATTTCAACAAGTAAATCAACTACAATATCAACTGCTCGTTGGATGTGAAATTATCGAGCAAGGTGAAAATTATAGTATTCTCAGTGACAATAGAAATGAAAAGACATATTATTATAGTTTTGTTCATGGAGACGATATAGAAAACGTTAATACGGTCTATTTACTTAATTTTACCAGCGATATTAATGAAATAGCCAAACCGCAAAAAATCAATGAAGATATTGTTGAATTTATAGAGCATAAAACAAACTATGCAAGAAATAAAACAAGACATTGGTATTTTAGATTATCGGACTGTAAATTGAGCAATTGGTATTGGAATGTTAGAGCAATAAAAGATAATTTAATCGTTTACGCTTCAAGTTATATGAATGGTGGTATAAGTAGAATAATAATCCATAATATGTTCGATAATTCTATTGATTACAAAGAAATTATTGGTGATTTTCCAGAGCCGCGTGATGACGATTTTTTATTAGCTGCTGAATTTATATCCGATCAGAAATTAAAAGCTGAGTATATTGGAAAAGACGGTCAGGTACACAACGACGTTTTCTCAATCGATTAGTACAATCAAAGTATTTACTGCTACGAGGTAGCGTATAAGCATAATCATAATCAGAAGATGTTTTGCTTCACAATATATAATATATAACGAACAATTAAATAAAATTATTAATTTAGGGCATCCAATCGGGTGTCCTTTTTATATTTACGGAGGGATTGCATTTGTAACATTACGGGGCATTTGCAGTAACTCAAATCAAAAAAATAGGAGGAATGAATGATGGAAGAAAATAAGGAAAAACAGGAAGTGAAAAAAGAGGAGACACAGAAGGTGGAGACTCTAGAGGATAAGGGTTTTGATATTAAGACCATATTAGAAAATGAGGAATTTCAGAAGTATCTGCAAAGCTTTAGTGATAAGAGGGTGACAGAGGCAATCAAGACTAATGAGAAGAAGTGGAAGCAGACACTTGAGCAGGAAAAGAAAAAAGCTGAAATGACTCAGGAAGAGATCTTGGCAGATAAAGAAAAACAACTAAATGACAGAGAGTTGCAACTAGAGAAAATCCAGTATTTTAAGGAGAAAGAATATGACCTTGATTTACTGGATTTTGTTATTGGTGAGGACATGGATGAAGTTAAAGAAAAGACTGACCTGCTTATAACAACCATTAATAAAGTTGTGGACAAACAGGTGGAAGTTAGAATGAAGAGTGGTTATGTTCCACCAAAAGGAAATGATAGCAAAGATAAAACAACGGACAGTATAGGGTTAAAACTTGCAAAAGAAGCGGCAGAAATATATAAGTCTGCAGAAGATAGTCAAAAACAATATTTTAATTAGAGGAGGAATACGTGATGAAATATGTAGAAACAACGTTTGCAAATAAGAAAGAGATTTTAAAGTTCCCTGATCATTATGTGGCATTAGCGGTTACTCTAGATGATACAGGGATTGTAGCGAATGATGATGGGAAAAAGATTGTACCAGCGGGTACTATTGTAGGTGGTAAGACAAAACCAGTTCTTGCTAACTTGGATGAGCCAGTTTGTGAGAAGAATACTCAAAGCACCGATGCTGATGAAGCGGAAGGTGTTCTTTTGTATGATGTGGATGTAACGTATGGAAAAGCTAGTGCAGCTATGATAATTCATGGATTTATCGATACTGGCAAACTTCCAGAAGCACCCGCAGCTGATGCAATAGTAGCACTTAAACAGATAACATTTATAAAATAAGAGAGGACAGGTGAATAATTATGCCAAATATATTTGATTTAGTAAATGCGAAGGAAATCGCAACATATTATCAAAACAATCCATCAAATAAAGTTCCATACTTAGGAGCAACTTTGTTTCCTGCAAAAAAGCAATTAGGACTTGATTTATCATGGATTAAGGGAGCAAATGGTCTCCCTGTTGCATTGATGCCGAGTGCATTTGATGCAAAAGCAACTCTAAGGGACAGGGTGGGATTTAGTAAAATTGAAACAGAGATGCCGTTCTTTAGAGAAGCTATGAGAATAGGCGAAAAGGAAAGGCAAGAACTAAACAAGGCAGCAAGCGCGAGTAATTCTCAGTATCTAATGCCACTTATCCAAAGGATTTATGATGATGTCAATGGTCTTGTTGCGGGTGCTGATGTTAATAACGAACGTATGAGAATGCAATTACTATCAACAGGCAAAATAGCAATTACTGCAAACAGAGTAGATTATGACTATGATTATAAATTTTCAGATGATCATAAAGAAACGCTGTTGTTGACAGCAAGATGGAGTAATCTGGAGAGTTCAACACCAGTGCAGGATATATTAAGATGGCAAAAAGTTGTTGAAGATAATTCAGGTGAAAAACCGACAAGAGCAATTTGTACGCTAAAGACTTGGAGTTATCTGATGGCAAATAAGTCAATCAGACTTGATATAAATCCGATTGGCGGTAGTAATATAATTATGACAGATGTCATGTTAAAACAGTACTTACAGACTAAGCTTGGTTTAACAGTCGCAATCTATAACAAGAAGTATGCGCTCCAAGATGGAACTACCCATCAATTCTTTCCTGATGATGTATTTACGTTAATCCCTGAAAGCAATTTAGGCAACACTTATTTTGGTACTACTCCAGAAGAAAGTGATTTAATGAGTGGTAATACAGATGCACAGGTTCAAATTGTAAATACGGGGGTAGCAATCACAACAGTCAAAGAACCTCATCCAGTAAATGTTCAAACAATTGTTTCTGAGATTGCACTCCCATCATTTGAGAGAATTGATAATACATTTATAGCAATAGTTCATGCGTAATTAAAGGTTTTAGAGGGCTATGTCTTAATTGATATAGCTCTTTTTAAATAATGAAGAAAGGGTGAGTATATGTCAGAAGAAACAAAAAACAATAAAAATGAGGATAGTAAAAAAAAGATATTAAATTGGGTTGAGTTTTTAGTAAATGTTAAGTATGGAGAGAAGATCCTTAAGAAAGGGGATAAACTACAAGTATCTCCTGTACAGGCAAATATATTAAATAAAGAATCCATTGCCAGAAAGTTATAG